TTTAAAAGGCCTCCCTAAATGCCATACCACAAGACTATATCTTGTGCCTGATGTTACTGGTTTAACTCTATGCCATACAAAACTAGGAAATACAATAATAGATCCTTTTGGTAATATCTCTTTACATTGTATTCTATGCTTCGATTCATCTCGCATATGTGGATCATAGTTTCTAAAATCAAATTCTAATTCACCACCTTTATATTCTGATCCATCTGTTAATTGACAAGTCATAGATAGTTTTCTAATTTTCCCGTGTTCTGGATTGTTAACATCGTCTCGTTGATATGGTTTATCCCAACTATCACAATGCCAATCATAATATTGATTTAATTTATATTTTGTAAATTGACAAGATTCCGATCTGTCCCACTCAAAATTCCAACCCGCCATTTGATTTGCTTGATGCACATAAGGATGTAATTCTTTATATATCCAAGTATCATTAAGCCATACTAAATCAGAGTTTCTTTTTCTTTTTAAATCTAATACTTCTTCTTTTTTTAATTTTCTATCACCATAACCACCTGTTCTAGCCATAACTTCTTTTTGTGCATTAGCATATTCAATTACTTCATCACAAAATCTAGGTGTTAAAACACCACTAAAATACCAATAATAATTAGTAAGATTCATAATTAAAATTTATTACCATTCTTGTTTCTGTATCGGTTTGACCAACAGCTCTGTGTTTTTTGTTTGCATCGAATATAACTATTTTATTTTTTTCACATTTTATTTTTTTATTTTTAAATTCTGTATAGCCGTTATTATTGTTTACATAATAAATAGCTGTTGTATGTTTTAGATCAGTAGTAAATTTATCTGTATGCCAACTGCATTTTAAATTTCCTTTTAAACATAAATTAGCTCTTACATTTAACAACTTTTTTATTTTAAGTTTTTTTATAATTGATTCTATTAAATGCATAGCAGATGAAGATACTTGTTCATCTTTAAAAAAATTATGACTTAAAAAAGGAGTATCTTTTTTTCCTTCTGTACATTGTTTAGGTATGTAATACCAAGGAAAAATATTACTTAAAAAAACTTTATGTATTGTATCTGAATTTTTTTTAGATATAAAATTTTTATATATATTCATACAATATAGTTTGTACAAAATTTAAACTATCCTTTTGATTATTAGTTAAGTAATACATACAAGTTGATGGAAACATAATAAATTTATTATTTTTAAGTGGTATATCCCAAGACCTGCCTTTACGTCTGTTATCTTCATAATGTATTCTGACCATACAATCTTTGACTTTTACACCATATAGTAATGTATAGTCTGGAGAGTTACGCAAATCCACTGGATCTACATTTATAAAAGGTTGTGATGTTTCTCCTGGTTTATAAATATTACCAAAGGTATCTTTATTAATTAAAGTAAAATCATAATTTAAATTTATATGATCTCTTATATAAGTATTTAACGTATCGAATATTCGAGAGAAAGGAAAATCTTTGTTTTGAATTATTGATTGTAAAATGTCGCCTGATAATTTATCTCGGTCAATGTCCCAATTTTTAGGCATTGCCACATCGCCATAATATAAGTCTATTTCAGATAATACTTTCTTTTGCATACCACATACCTTTGTAATTTATGTTTATTATTCTGTCAAGTCTGGTTTTGTGTCTATCAAATCCCAAGACTGCCCCTCTTCATTCCAATTATAACCCCAAGAATGTGTGCCAGCTGTATTTTGTGATTCTTGTTCTGCAGTTAATGCAGGAGCATCACCAATTGGTGAATCCCAACCTGCAGTTGTAGTATTTTTTACCCAAGATGCGTAAGGTTTTTTAGGCCAAAAGATATTATTATCTTCGTCCCAAGTATAACCTATACCTGCATAGTTTCCTCTAAGTGCTTTTGAGTTATCACCAGATGAATGTTTATTACCTGATGTATTGTATGAAGTTTGAATCCACATTTGTGCAGGCCAATTATTATGTCTCTCTAAATATTGTTGACCTACTGATTCGTCTTCAACACCATCAGCATTTAACATATCTTTGTTATCTAAAGTCAATACTGCTATAACTTTTCCGTTAGATCCTAGTTTTGCAAAATGTGCCATAATGTTTCTCCTTATATATTAATTTTAATTACCATTCAACTATTGAAATTTGTACCTTATTATTACAATTCCTGATCCACCTGTTGCACCAGCTAATGGTCCATTACCAACACCACCTGCGCCACCACCTGTGTTAGCTGTTGCATTTGCAGTTGTTGGAGGTCCACTTGGACCAACACCTGGTCCGCCTCCACCTGAATTTGATCCAGAAGCTCCTGCTGTAGGAGATCTTCCTCCTGCGCCACCACCTCCTCTTTGAGTAGGTGTTCCATTTATTGAACTTGTTCCACCTACACCACCATTACCACTAGCACCACCAGGTCCATTAGAATCGCCACCTGCTCCTGTTGCACCACCTCCACCTGATCCCGAATGACCATCTGAATCTCCTCCATCATTTCCTTGAGGTGGACTTACAGGAGGGGTATTACCTGATCCACCTGAACCACTATTTCTTCCACCACCACCTGAACCACCATTTCCTCCTGGAGCTGGTCCAGGATTACCACCTCCAAAACCACCAGCTGCTGATGTAATTGTCGAAAATACTGAAGGATTACCAGCGTTACCATCATTGTCAGATCCTGCTGAACCACCAGCACCGCCAGCTCCAACTGTTATTGGATAACCTTGAATTGAAACTGGTAAAGCAGAAACACAAGCACCTAATGGTGAAACTGCATAATTTCCTGCAGATGTACCTGCTGATTCTCTATAACCTCCTGCTCCACCACCTCCTGAAGATTGTCCTCCTTGACCACCAGAACCACCACCTCCAGCTATTACTAAATAATCTACTTTTGCTAAAGAACCTGATCCTGCTGAAACACAAAAAGTTCCTGGTCCTGTAAATGTATGAACTTTAAAATTTGTGCAAACAGTTGTAATAGTTCCACCTGTTGCTGAAACAAATTCAGCACCTATTTCAGTATCTTCAGCATTTTGAACATTAATCCAACCCTTTGTAGAATCAACATATACAAAAGTTGCAGCTTGACCATTAACATCTAATACTGCGTCTCCTGCTGCTCCTGCAATTTTGTCTGAACCATTTGCTGATATTTGAAAATTGTATGTTGCAAAATTTCTTGCATAATCAGAAAAAGCAACAATAGCCCCAGGTGATCCTGCAGGTAAGTTTGCTGTAATTGCACTGCTTTGATTTATAAAATAACCTTCTCCACTAACAGCTGTAAATGTAGATGTTTTTGGAGTGGTTTGCCAATCTACAGAACCTGATCTACCAAAACCTGTCTGCGTTCCATTGTTGGTGATTGTTGCACCAGCAGGAATTGTAATAGTGTCTCCACTATCTCCTAACTGAACTGTACCACAATTTGTTCTTGGACTAATTTTATTTACTTTTATTTCACTCATAATTTACCTATTGAAACTTGTACCTTATTATTACTATACCAGAACCACCTGCTCCACCAGTTGCTGGTGCTCCTCTACTTGCACCTCCTCCACCACCAGTGTTAGCTGTTCCAGCTACTCCATTTGCACCTGATACAGCACCACTTTGACCTCCACCACCAGCACCACCTGGGCCTGGAGCTACAGTTGGGTTTGGTTCATTTCTGTGTTGAGCTCCACCGCCGCCACCACCAAAATATCTTCCTGATGCTGGACCTGGGGTTCCATTAGAACCTCCCATAGCCGGAGATATAAATGATCCATTTCCTCCAGCAGCGGGACCTCCTGGCTGACCAGCTTTTCCTGCTTCTCCTGCACCACCGCCTCCGCCACCACCATCGGCATTACCACCACTGGGTGAACCAGCTCCACCTGGATTTCCTTGTGGTGGAGATACAGGAGGTGTATTTCCTGAACCAGCGCCAGTACCTTCTCTTCCGCCACCGCCTCCGGATCCTCCATTTACTCCAGAACCACAACTAAATCTACCTCCGCCACCACCACCCGCAGATGTTATTGTGCTTGATCCTGTAAAAACTGAATTAACACCATTTGTTCCTACTCCCGAACAAACTGAACCAGCACCGCCAGCTCCAACTGTTATTGGATAACCGGTTGCAGTCACGGGTAAACCTGTAGGATTAGCTAAAGGAGACATAGAAGGTGCTGGTAAACAACCAACAGAATTAGATAATCTAAATCCTCCTGCTCCTCCGCCACCACTAACATCTCGACCTGCGCCACCACCACCGCCTGCTACTACAAAATAATCTACTGTGCTTGAACCAAAAGCATTTCCATCATTACTCACACAGAATGTGCCTGGTCCTGTAAATGTATGAACTTTAAAATTACCACAAGTTGTTACTGTACCACCTGTTGCTGCTACAAACTGTGGTGCAATAAATTGTGAATCATTAGAATTTACAGCAATCCATCCTTGAGTTCCATCTACATAAACTAATGTAGCTGTTTGTCTGTTTGTTGATATTTCTCCATTAGTTGTGCCTCCTTCAAGAGGAGAACTATTTCTGTTTATTGTAATTTTGTTTGTTGCTGAAGTCCCTGCGTAATCTGCAATAGCTACAATATTTCCTGCGCTTGGTGATGATGGTAGTGTAACTGTCACTACTCCAGATGTTGTATTTACAAAATACCCTTCACCATTAGCTGCTGTAAAATCTGCTGTTTTAATAGATCCTGTTTGCCAATCAACCGTACCTGTTCTACCAAAACCTGATTGAGAAGCACCAGATCCAAGAGTTACTGTATCACCAGATGCACCAATAGTTATTGTGTTACCAGACTCTTTTATGATGTCTGCTCCACATGTATTTTGTATTGTATTTACTTTAATTGTACTTGTCATAATTATTGA